AGAAACTATATGCGTGGACAGTATTGAATATCAAACGCTATCTTGTCCCCCAAATTATAGTGGAGGAATACAACAAAGTAGAACCTATGTTTGCAAACAAGCAAGCTGGACAGATTGGACGACTACTTCTGATAACTGTACCGCTAACCCTCCTACTTGTATTGCTTCATTTGATTCTAGGACTCTGGCATGTCCTCAAGGATTTGACGGTCAAATTACTGAAACGAGGATAAGTTCATGCCCAGATCCATATGGCACAGAAGTATGGAGCGATTGGTCAGAATCGCAGAATACATGCACTCAAAGCACTACAGACCCAGTGAGTCCAATTTCAGTGACATCCCCTACAAGTCCTGTGTCTCCCATGCCAATAGAGTCTGTAACTGTACCGACAATAGATGTACCGCAGACGAATGAACCGACTATAGAATCAGTCCTCCAAGAAGAAGTTAGCGATACGAGTGATAAGGTCGAGACAAGCACTAGCAACGAGACTGATAGCACCAAAGAAGTAAAAGAAAACAAACAAGATGGGGACAAAGAAGAGTCTAAAGACAATGTAGATAATGTCGTTGATAATCGCAAAGAGATTGTTCATGGCTTTGGATTAGTCCTTTCGTTAGAATTGTTAAATAAACCGATGGAATTTTATCAGCCACCGCTAGAAGATCCATTTACTATTATACAGGAGTTTCCTATAAATGCAGTTACCAGACAATTTCAACTTGACCTTATCAAAAGGAACGATGTCGAAGATCATTATAATAGTATTTCCGATTATACTTGGGACAGGTTACGGAGCGGTGACATTCTACAATAAAATGCTAGATACCATAGAAGCCAGCGAAGGTTTAAGTGATATTAAACAAGACATCAAAGAGCTTAAATTACAAGTATCAGCAATAAAAGAAAGACAGATGGAAGGTTTAGATGCAAACATTAGATTACAAGAAAAAGCTGCTGATGCTTATGTGCTATCAAAAGAAGCTAGTGCAATTAGTAAGGCTACACAAAGAGAACTTACAGCTACATCCGAAAACTTAAAGTCAGAAGTTAAAACTATGATTAAGTCTGTAGAGGATAAGTTAGATGTGATTAAACGAGCTACGACTAATCCACTCGATAGAAGATGAAAATAGATATTAAAACAGTTAAAGCAGTTTACTCTATGTTAATTGCTACAAGTGTTTTAAGAGAACTAGGTCTTCCTCCTGCAGACGAGGTTGAGTTTGAACTACTGCTTGTATCAGACAAAGTCATGGCTACCTATACACCAGACCCAGATACCATAGGTGTTTGTCCTGAACGACATAGATTCTTGACTAGCCTAATTAAGTCTATGGTGCATGAAATTATACACATGGCTAATCATTACTATGGTAAATCTTATTTACGACATGATAAGCATTTTGAGTTATTAAGAAAACAAATAGCCGATGAATTTGGCTTTGATGAAAATGAAATATAAAGGGAAAATATGTTAAGTATCTTATCAGGTATATTAGGATTTGCCACAAGCGGATTGCCTAGTGTTCTAAAGTTCTTTGAAAACAAGTCCGACCAAAAGCATGAGCGAGAAATGGCTCAACTACAAATGGAAAGAGAATTAGCTTTAGCCGAAAAAGGATGGGCTTCACAAGAGCGTATAGAAGACATAAGAACAGACCAGATTGAGATGGAAACATACACGCAAGAAAGGGTTGCTCTCTATGAACATGATGCAAAACTCCAAGAAAAAGCGAGTGGTTGGGTGGTTAATCTCTCTGCTTCTGTCCGTCCTGTGGTCACTTATTGTTTTGTCTTCCTCTTATTGTTTACTGATATTGCTGGTATGGTATGGGCTATAAAAACAGGTGTAGACTTTACCACTGCATTAACATTAATCTTTAGCGATGAAGAGATGGCTATTGTAGCTTCGATCATAGGTTTTTGGTTTGGATCAAGGCATTGGGATAAGAAGAAGTGATAACAGGTGAAAAAGGAATCCAACTTATTAAGCACTTTGAAGGTTGCCATTTTAAGCCTTACCTTTGCCCTGCTTTACTGTGGACTGTTGGGTATGGTCATGTATTATATCCAGAACAAAATAGACTCCCATTGGCAGAAAGAAAGGCATACGCACTACATCAAGCACATAACAGAACATGGAGTCAAGAAGAAGTAGATGAATTACTTAAACAAGATTTACAACGTTTTGAACGTGGGGTCATGCGATACATTACTGTGCCACTCAGGCAAAATGAGTTTGATACTCTTGTTAGCTTTAGCTTTAATCTTGGTTTGGGAACACTTCAAAGAAGTTCGATTCGTTCCAAGCTTAACAGGGGTGATAAAGAAGGTGCTATTGAAACGTTACTAAAATATTGTAGAGCAGGTGGTAAAGTATTAAGAGGTTTAGAACGCAGAAGAACTGCTGAAGCCAATATGTTCTTTGGTAAAACTGTTTAAATATTATATGCTTATGTTACAATATAGTAACAAATTACATAGGAAAACCTATGAAATATAAATCAGTTTTAGTTATTTCTGACTTACACATACCTTATCATCATAAGGATGCTTTTGATTTCTTAAAAGCTCTTAAAGCTAAATATAAACCAGACTTGATCGTAAATATTGGAGATGAATTGGATCACCATCAGATCTCGATGCACGAACACAATCCTGATCTAATGTCTGCTGGAGATGAATTAAGAACATCTCGTGAATATATTAAAGAGCTAGAAAAGATATTCCCAGAAATGACTATTGTTCATTCTAATCATTCTTCTCTTGTATATCGTAGAGCATTAAAATATGGGCTTCCTAAGGACTATTTAAAGTCCTACAACGAGTTTTTAGGAGTTGGTAAGGGTTGGGCATGGGTAGACGATTTAACAGTCACATTAAGCGATAATTCACGTTGTTTCTTTACTCATGGTATGTCAGCAGATGTATTAAAGGTAGCTCAACAATATGGTATGAATACAGTACAAGGTCATTACCATACAAAGTTTAGTATAGGTTACTATTCAAACCCAGATGCTCTTATTTGGGGTATGCAAGTCGGTTGTTTGATTAATCAGAAGTCTATGGCATTTGACTATGCTAAAAACTTTAAGTCTAGATTTATTGTAGGCTGTGGCATGATTATTGACGGACAACCTAAATTAATGCCAATGGTATTAGATAAGGATGGTAAGTGGATAAAAAAGGTAGTTTAGGATTTTTAGATTCTATTAAAGACCTAAAAGTATCAGATGTAGAGTTTATAGAAGATCACGAAGAAGCACTCCTTAAAATTAATTTCACAAACGAAGAGTCCATAGTCATAGCCGGATCAGACATGGATATTTATTTATTAACTCCTAAGGATGTAATGGTGCATTAACATGGACATAAATAAGATTGCTAAACATATGGAAGGTAAAATCATAAGCGATGTTCAAGTCGTTTATGGTGAAGACACCCTTGTCATTTATTTAAGTGATGAGAGCGGTCTTATTACATCTGTTGAATTAATTGTTGATAGCATTTATTTAAACAAAGATGAAGAACCTGAAGAAGAAGATTACTTTGATCGATGGAACGATGAGTGATAATTACTCATATGAATATCAACGTCAATGTGAAGCTGTAACTCTTAGCAAGATACCATTACAAAAAAGACGTGAGTTTATTAACAAACTTACAGATGAGAAACGAGTAGAAGATCTTAAACGATTTCTTACTTTAATCTTTAAGAACCGAGCCTCCGACCAACAATAGTTAGTAAATTATCCATAGCATCACCTAATTTGATTTCGTAATACATTGGCTTTTTAGATCCTAAATATCTAGCGTAAATAGCTTTACGTTGCTCATGATCTAAATCATGTATTACACGATCTAAAATTTTAATCTTATCTAATTCACTATCCTCAAAGATTTCCTCAAAACTACTGGATGCACCTCCACTACTCATTCCTAATGATCGTTTAGGATAACCTAATTCATGGTCATCATGCTTCATCCATTGTGACCAAGCATCAAGCAAATATGTTAAATAACCTATTTCCATTAACCCATATCCTCCCAGTAATTAAGATTGTAATAACTGTCACTATATGTTACTCCATGACCTCCGGATGATTTAGATGTGCCATCATCAACAGTATATTTCTTTCTGCCTTTAATCTTAAACATCTTTTCTATATCTTCTGGTTTAGGTGAAAACATCTCTGCTAATAAACATTCTGTTACTCTAGAATATAGATACTTACCTTCTGCTGGTTTAGTCTTCTTAATCATATCATTATCTACCATGTAAACTAATACATTGGTTGTTGATCCAGAAGATAGCTTCAAATGTTGTGCAATTTGAGATATAGTCTTTGGACCATATAATAAATAATCATTAATCTTTTTAACCAAATCCTCTCTAGTGACTTTAGTACCATTGAAGTTTGTGTAATAAGTTACGATAAATCCTCTATTTTTACTTTCCACCTGTTGCCCTCTTTGTAAAATCCCCATAGTTCTATCCTTATTCCTGACTCACGAACAATCCCAACATTAGGATGCTCAGATATTTTTTTACGTCTACTACTCATATTTGCTTTAGAAGTTACCTGGACTAATAATACCTCATCTCTACGTATAGCAATGAAATCTGCAAACCCAAAACCATCGTGTTTTCTTTTAGAGAATGGACACCATCGTTCCATTAACTCTACTAGATATCCTTGATCCTCAAGTCTTTTTCTTGTCGGCTGGTTTAGATTTGTCGCCATCTTTCTTTCCAAATATTTTATCCCAATTATCCTCGAATTGCTTACGATTAGGAATTGGTCTTGGTGAACTACCTTTACCCATATATTACCCCCATTGTTCTGCCATAGCATCAGCGATGCCCTGGAATGTTGTATTACGAATTTTAGCACGTTCTTTAGGTGGTTTGCTTGCCGCATCTGCATACCACTTAGTCATACGCTTACCGCTTTTGTATGTTACAAATTCACCTTTGTCTACAATATCAGTTGGTTTTAGATTATCTAATCCTTTTAACCACAAACAAGTAGACTTACTTGCTTCATGTCCAAATTGCCATGGGTGAATAATCTGATTGGGTTTTCTATACATTGTACTCATAATCCCAATAGGATTTTCTATTGCTATTTTATCTATTGGTGCATTGACTAAACTCATAAAAAAATTAATTGCATCTTGTCTATCTTGCTGTCTTGTAGGAAATCTATCTTTATATTCAGGTTTAAACCATTTGTTTCCTGTGACTGTTAAGTAGGTACATGGAGGATGAGCAATCATCATATCCCATCCCTCATTAATAAACTCTAATACATCACCTTGGTAATGATTACCAGGAATGTCAGTTGGTTCTAAGTCACATGACCAAGCATCATGTCCTTTTGCGGCAAACGCTTCTCTAACTGTTCCGCTAAATTCACAAGCAATTAATACTCTCATTTTATCTCTTTCTTAATTAAATCTTTTGGTAAGTTAATATAGTCCTCAAATAAACAAGTTATATAGTGTGCATCTTTGTAATGTTCTTTTACATAGTCATTAGCTGCTGCACAGCTTGTAAAGTGTCCTATATATTGTGGACTATCCATTTGCATATAAACTACAAGTACATATTCAAACACGTTCTTTTATCCAATCTAGCAGTTCGTATTCTGTGCCATACTTTTCTATCCAGGTCTGCTTCCCTGAATGAAAACCATCGTTGCCTTGGTGATGCTCGTGACATAATGGTAAACAATTATCCCAACTGTTACGTTGGCCTTTACCCAATCCTTCTCGGATATGGTGTATGCAAGGTGGAGTGTTGGCATCATAATACTTGCGACAGACTACGCAACCAAACTCGACCAACTTCTCGATCCACTCACGTTCCTTTTGTTTCAACCTGTATTCCTAAAGACCTAGACCAATTAATAATCTTATCTATGTAATCATTAAACTCTGATTTAGTTAATGTGGCAGTAGATAATAATTTACCATCATCGGTTTTGAGGTCGAATTTTAGTCGTAAAATGTCGTGAAGCTCCTCAATAGTATACCCAGTAGTATCAGACAATCCTTTATAAATTACACCCCATAATAAACTATTCTGATCGTGGCTTCTTGCACTTTCTTTATCCATGATAATCATGTCATATACACCTTCATCTAAAGATGTCACCATCGCTAATGTAACTTCAACATAATTACCACCGCTAGTCACGTGCAGTGTTTTCTTTAATTTCATGATCTCTCCATCCTTTTGATTTAAACGTACGACCTTCTTTATCTGTTGCACGAAATTCCATGTCAGGGAATACTTCACGCATCTTCTTTAAAAATTCATTAACTGTCATTTTCCTATCCCCATTGCTAATAATAAAATTATAAATAAAACTCCAAATGCAATATCTACAATAATACTATCCATCTTTACTCTCCTCAAAAGTTATCTTGTTATCAGGATACATTCTATAAAACTTGTTTTTTATATCATGTACCATTTCTACTCTGATACTTCCATCACCCTCTTTAAAGAATTGAACAGTGAACCATTCCCCATCAATCGCCATTCTTCTTGTTATCATTCTTACATATCCCATGTGCTGACAATGTTCTTCCACACCACCATTTTTTATTGTCATATGTGTTTGCAGGTTGTTTACATTTGTGGCACACCTGCCCTATTACTTTAATAGCCATCTATCTACTACTTCCAATATAATTACCATTAATATACAAGCCAATCCTATAGCGTAGCAGATACCGCAAGGTTCGTTAGTCTTCATCGTGTAATGGATCTTCTATCCACTCATCTGGCATAATAGGTGGAGACTTTTTTCTGTCTAACTCATCTGCCAAATCTACTGCATACCAAGCTATCTTACGAAGCTCTTGCGACCATTCATCTTTGTTCCCTAATCGTTCAGCATATTTAATTAGGTTACCTTTAATGTAATACTTATAGTTATCACCGAGTTTAGCTTTGATGACATCTATGGTTTCTATCCCACCCACCTTGTAGTGGTCAGGGTTTATCATATCTTTCATAATTGCTCCTCTATAATTATCATACCTTTTTCAACTTCACAAAATATACCTTTTACTTTCAAATACACAGTACCATCATCACCAATTCTGTGTAACAGTTTATTTTTGTAACACATTAACTCTTTTGACTCCATTGGTCTAGAAGTATAATAATATAATCCTATACCAATTACTATCAAAATCATAACAAATCCTAACACATAACTCAGTATTTTACTTAGCATAAACTAATTCTCCATTGTTATTGTTATATTTCAGCAAGCGTATAATTATAAATGTAATACAAGTATTACAAATCTTAATGAAAGGGGACATAATTATGTGGACAAAACCAGCAGCTACTGAAATGCGTTTCGGCTTCGAAGTTACAATGTACGTTTGTAACAAGTAATGTTTAACGGGGAGCATTAAACGCTCCCCATTAATCGTTCATATTTACCAGTATTATTTCTAATCCAATAAAAGTCTAACTCCACCCTCACAAGACCTTCTTGATATTTTTGACGACCTGCATTAGCAATACGAGCAGATTTAGGAAGCCATTTCATATTGTCTTTAGAAATAAATCTAATAACTTTAGAACGGGATGTCATCAAACTCTTCACCTTCTTTAACTGGAGCTGATCGTTCTTCTTCAACCTTAGTAATTGATCCAGATAAATATTTCATTCCAGATTTAGCTTCAGTCTTCCAAAGTGATACTCTAAACTTAATACCAGCTACATCTAAGTTGCCTGTAAAGTCAGGTCCTTTTTCGTTAGTTTTTTCTTTAACAGGAAATACTGCAAGCCTGTTTAAATCATTATATTCTGCCATTTAATTCTCCTTAAAATGCGACCTTATCTTTGCTTGGTCGGTTATAGTTATAAATCTTACTAATAACATCTTTGTACATCTCAACTGTTGGGCAATCAACCAATCTAGAAGATTGATATTGTAACTTCTTGAGAAACTCTTTGTGATTATACTTTGGATTTTCAAATAACTCCAACATGGTGTAGATAAAGTTTCTGCGTCTATAACCACGCTCATTAACGCTAACATATTTATAAAACTCACCAACCTGTTCTATTTGTTCTGCGTATCTATATGCTTTCTTAACGTCTTTAACTTTAAATAAACCATCTCTAAATGCAACATTATCTGTTGATCCAGACATTCTAGTTCTGTTGCGAAGGATTGCATTGGTCTCGTTATAACCAAATTGGAATCTTTCCAAAAACTCTTTAAAGATAATATAATCTTCCATACCTTGCTTACAGTAACCATCTAGGTAATCAGGTGCTTTCCAATCTTTTGAATTGGTGTTTAATCGATGAACCTGATTTAAACCTAACCCTCTTATTTGAATGTATGTTACTTCTTTGCCAAGTTCTTTGACGGCATTGAAACGATGTTGCCCATCAATGATTTGATATTTTTCGTTCACTACAATAGGAACTCTAATATATTCTTGGCTAATTGAGTCTTTTAGTCTTTTCAAATGTAGCTTATTAAGACTTCTGTTTCCATTTACTTCTTTAAACATATCGTAATCATTGGTCGTAAAGACTTGATTGATTGTTTTCTTTTTCATTACTACTCTCCTATTTTAAATGTTGGTTTTTTATTCCAACGAGGTGGTTCTTCATCTTTATTTACAAACTCAAGAAAATCTAAAGCATGAGGTAAATACCACGCTAGAAATTTCTTGCTAAATGGTACAGTCTCTAACTTTGTTTCTTCTGGAGTCCATATATAAAAATATGCCATATCTTTATTCGTTACCCAAAGTTGCATTTGCACCTGGTAATAGTAACGATCAGGAATGGTCGGATATACTTCTTGAGAAAAAGGACATTTAATCTCAACAGGTAATCCATTATAAAAAGCATCCGGAGATGCACCAAATGGTAATTCACTGTGAACCATGAACTTATTGCCTGGAACAAGAATATCATCTAACTCTTTTTCCAATGCAGATAACGCTATGTGTTCATGATACTTACCATATTCTGTGGCTTCGTTACCTTCAAATGGAGGTTCACGAAACGTCATTTGTCTAAATAATTTCTTACGATCATGGATCACAGCATAGGCATTGCTAGCTGTAATCACATTATGTCGTCTGTTATCACTTAGATGATTGTCTGAGCTCATTAGCATATTCTCTTAATTGTTCTTGTATATCTTCAGGCAAGCCAAAGAAGTAAGTTTTTAGTTGACCATCATCATGAGCTTTTTGCATTTCTTTCTTAGCTTGATCTAATGTTATTTCTTTTTTATTAGAATCACGATTGTCTTGTGTATCTGGATCTTTGGTATCGTCAAGCAAGAATAAACCGGCAAGAGCATACTTACGAGCATAAGAACTAGAAGCTCCAAATGATTGTGCTACATCCATACCCTTGCGATTGATACTAATGCCTGCTTGAGCAGATACAGAACAAGATGTGCCATCGCCTGACAATGTAGCAGTTGCCTGAACATAAGGTATGCCACCAACTTCTTTTACTTCATCTGATAATGTCAAAGTGCAGTTACCTAGCAATGGCTTCACTGCCTCTAATATATCTTCACAACTTCGGTACTTATATTTCCCGAAGCTGTTGTATTGATTCTTTGGTGCTTTTAATTCTTGCTGAATTTTTACTAATTCTTTCATACTAAAACTCCTATGATAAATCCACCAATGAAACAACATACACCAAAAAATGCCATTTGTAATCTAGATACAATTCTATGTCTACGAACTAATGGTGGATCAATCCAATCAATGATTGGTGTAGTGAATATTGTTTTGTTATTTTCCATTTTGTTTCTCCTGTTCTTCTAATTGTTTTTGAGCCCATGCAGCATCTCTAGCATCCATACGATTAATTAAATCGCTAAGATCATTCTTTGATGAATTAATGGTCCACATAATTTGTTCAAACTGTTCTTTAGAATAACTCATTATCTTACCTCCTCAATAGCTTGTTCTTCAAAATATTCTATGTCTTCTGGATCAAGTCTAGATAATATATCTTGACCATCATCAAAATCATAATGGTCATGAAGTATAACTGATTTGATTGTAACTTCATAGCCAGTTGGGCTATCACCTGTTGCATAAATATCACGTTGAATCTTAACATCAGCTTCTACATCTACATATTGCTCAATGTCTCCACGATATTTATCGCATTTAAAAACTGTTGATTCGAATGTAATTGTCATCTCAATCTCCTTAAAATTAAAAACTACACTTGCATTGTTACAAATTTTTGATATGATGTCAACATGTTTTATAAAAATATTTATATATGACATATTAAGACTAATTAAGACAACATAGGAGATATTATGAAATTTAAAGAAGCATTAGAGTTATTCGATAATAATAAATGTAAGATGGCAAGAGAACTCCAGGTCAGTCGCATGACGATACACAACTGGGGGACTAACCCTGAAAAGGAATTGCCATTAACAAGACAATTACAAGTAAAGCATGTCCTTGAAAATAAGAACATTTAAGTATGTAGTTCTTGATGGATTTGGCGATCCATTAAAAAACTTTTGTTTAAAGGAGAGTGCAGTTGAGTTTATCCACAATAAACCTGATTGCAAAATTATGGAGATTGATTTTTATGAGAAACATAAACACGAGGAGGCGTTATTTTGAAAATTAAAAATTGGGAGAAGTTTCAACATTACAAACCAAAAAGTCCAAAGCATCAATCTAAGATGCCATGGTTTAAATTATATGGTGGAGATTTGTTAAATGACATGGATTATTCTGAGCTCAGTGATACAGAAAAATCTATTTTAATAGAACTTTGGTGTTTAGCTAGTCAATACGATGGAAAGTTACCTGATATTAAAAAAATAGCTTTTAGACTTCGTAGAGATGAACAACAAGTACTTGATTCTATTAACAAACTAGAGCATTGGATAGATTTGTCTAGAGATAGTCTAGACAGTGTATATACAGAGGCTATACCAGATAAGATAAGAGGAGATAAGATAAGAGAAGATAAGATAAGAAGAGAGGAGAGTGAAATAAATGCACTCAATACTATCCCATTTTAATAAAGTTCGTGCTACTTCTAAATCTGGATCATACAACTGTTTATGTCCGGCACATGATGATAGCTCAGCTTCATTATCGATAAAGATCTGTGAGGATGGTCGTGTGTTAATACATTGTTTTGCAGGATGTGATATTCAAAACATTCTAGGTGCAGTTGGTTTAAGTTTAGATGACATTGTTCCACAAAGAATAGATTTGCTAAAACCCATAGGAAAAGCATATAATCCATTTGCTATATTGAAGAACATGAAAGATGAAGCATTGTTTGTTTATATGTGTGCAACACACATTGAGCAAGGAGAGAAGTTGGAAACATCTGACAAAGAAAAATTGTTGGATACTATTACAAAATTAAAGGAGGCATATGAGTACGCTAGCAGATAAAGTAAAAAGTATGGTTGTTAATCAGAATGAGATTAAATCTTATTTTGCGGAACGATCAGAAGAAATCACCAAGATTAAATCACCAACAGCATACATTGATGAGATCAAAGAATATTTTACAGGAGACTTCCATAAAGGATTATTATTACCATGGGCAAAAACTCATGATAATTTTAGAGTACGTCCTGCAGAAACGATTATTTGGGCAGGTTATTCTGGTGCAGGAAAATCAATGTTTACATCTGAGGTTGTATTAGGATTATTAAAGACAGAGAAAGTTATGGTTGCCTCATTCGAGCTTAGACCAGTATCTACTTTGCAGCGTATGATAAGGCAAACTCTTGGTGGCAATAGTCCTACTCCAGAATATATCCATAGTTGGGTAGATAAAGCAGATGGTAAGTTATTCTTATACGATCAGCAAGGTGTCGTTACACCTGAGACTATTATGGAAGTTATTTATTACAGTGCAGAGAAACTTAAATGCTCTCAAGTCGTTTTAGATAGCTTAATGAAGTGTGGAGTTGGTGAAGATAATTATCAACAACAAAAAGAGTTCATAGATAAACTTTGCATTGCAGCTCGTGATCTTAAAATAACAATTCATTTGGTAGCACATGCTCGTAAAAGATCAGATGATATTATGAAGCCACCAAGCAAGCATGATGTATCTGGATCAGCTAACATAACCAACTTAGTGGATAACGTATTTATTGTTTACCGAACAGATAAAGATGCTAAGCTAGAATCAGGCAAGATTACAGAAGAAGAATACCAGGCATTACCTACCACTATGGTCTATTGTGTTAAGCAGAGGCATTATGAATGGGAAGGACATTGGGCATTTTGGTTTGATAGTGAAAGTCTACGATTTAGTGAGGTAAATAGGTTAGATCGTAGGGTAGATAATTTTGTATAAAAATATTAAAATAATGCTTTATCTTAAAATGGGTTTCGTGTATAATTATACTTGTGGGTAGAGTCTTGCCCAAAGAAACGTACTAAATTGTTTCTCACCTCCTTAAACCCCTCACTCTCCGAGGGGTTTTTTATTTACAGGAATGAATCATGCCACTTAAAAAAGGTAAATCACAAAAGGTTATTAGTAGCAATATAAGAACTGAGATGAAAGCCGGTAGACCACAAAAGCAAGCTATCGCTATTGCATTAAGTAAAGCAGGCAAATCTAAATCAAAAAGGAAATAATTATGCCAATGGTTGGAAATAAAAAATACGCTTACACAGCTAAAGGAATGAAAGCAGCTAAAGAAGCTGCAAAGAAAAATGGTAAAAAGATGACAACTAAATCATCTTATGGGAAAAAGAAATAATGGCTAAGCCTGGATTGTATGCCAATATCCATGCAAAGCGTAAACGTATAGCTGCTGGATCAGGTGAAAAGATGAGAAAGCCTGGAACTGCTGGAGCTCCTACAGCTAAGCAATTTAAACAGGCTGCAAAAACAGCTAAGAAAAGGAAATAGAAATGTTTGAAGAATTATTTAAACAGTTTCCAGGTTTACAAAACTTGTATGAAAATGCAGTTGCAAATGGATATACTGGAGACCCACAACAATTATTAAAAGAATATGGTCAAGACTTTCAACAGAACATCGGTGGTCTTGGATCTGTTCTCGGTATAACTCCACAAGCAATGACACAGGCAGCTATGCCACAACAAGCTATGCCAATGCCTCAAGCTATGCCACAACAAATGATGCCACAAACAACAATGCCAATGGCACAAAGTCTTATGACGCCATCAACACCTATTGTTGATCCAACTATGGCAGCTTACCAAAGAAGTTTATTATCAGGAACAACACAACCACAAAATCCTTATGGTATGGGTTTAGCTACATCACCATATTATGGTTATCCTCGCAACCCTTATGCAGGTTTATTATATTAATGGCTGTTAAAAAAAAACAAGTTAATCTTTCAGTAGGTAGAGGTGAAAAATTACCTGTAAGTAAAGGCGGTGGATTAACAGCAAAAGGTAGAGCAAAATATAACAGAGAAACTGGTAGCAATTTAAAAGCACCAGTAACTGGCAAAGTTAAGCCAGGCAGTAAAGATGCAAATAGACGTAAATCATTTTGTGCTAGATCAGAAGGATGGACTGGTGAACGAGGTAAAGCAGCACGAGCTAGATGGAAGTGCTAAGCCCATGTATTAAGAAATGTTCATTCTTACCTTTACATGATGGATCGTTTATTTGTGAAGGATGCAGAAGAACATTAGATGAAATCACTAACTGGTCTAAATACACAGACCAAAAACGACAAGAAATTATGAAAAGGCTAGAAAATGTTACTTAATTATTCAGCATCGAGAATAACACCTAACATTGTAGCTGCTCCTACGTCTAATTTAGATATTAATTCAATATTAGGACTAACATCAAGCAAATATACTGGATTACAATCTGTAGGTGATACAGGTTACTACTATGGTGATAACAAAATGTATGAGCCATACACACCTAGTCCTGTTCAATATGGTCGTATGGTTATGGGACAGTTTAGTCCAGTAACAGGACCATTTGGCACGCCATATCAACCTTCATATAGCCCTCTCTTTGGTTATGGTGGAGGACTATCCGCAAGAGGTGGGGCAGTAGCAGGAACAATTACTCGTGGCAATCAATCATTTAGACCATTAGATGTAGATGTTACAGGGTTTACTAAAACAAAACCAGAAGGTAGTGATATTTATGAATATGCACCATCAATGGCTTATGTATATTCTAAATCACAACCGCAAGTAATAGCACAACCAAACACAATGTTTAATTATGCTAGTGGATTTACACCAGCAACTAATAATGTTTATCAACAAGCAACAGGACCAATGTTATCATCTCCAATGGCAACTGGATCTGGTGCAGGTAGGTTTTTAAACACAGGTAATTTACTAGGATTTAATTTTACTCCAGCACAAACAACAACAACTACAACTAGCAACGCATAGCATGTTATAATAGTTTCATGTTAAGAATATTTGTAGGATATGATCCAAAAGAAGCAGTAGCGTATCACACGTTCTGCCAGAGTGTATTAGAGAAAGCAACCATTCCGGTGAGCTTTACTCCATTATCACTCAATACATTACAAGGCTATACAGAAACCCATACAGATGGATCTAACGCATTTATCTATTCTAGGTTTCTAGTACCTTATCTATGTGACTATAAAGACTATGCCATCTTTGTTGATGGTGATATGTTATGTAGAGCAGATATAAAAGAACTGATGGATGCTATTGATCCATTGGCTGCATTGTCAGTGGTTAAACACGATTATAAGACAAAATACCCGACTAAATACCTCGGGAATAAGAACGAAGACTATCCTAGAAAGAACTGGTCGAGTGTCATAGTATGGAACTGTGACCACTTTAAGAATTTACAGTTGACACCTGAGATGATAATGAACTCTACAGGTAAAGAGTTACACAGATTAAAATGGCTAGATAATCAATTTATGGATCTAGTCGGTGAAATACCAAAAGAATGGAACTGGTTAGTATCAGAATACGATTACAATCCTGACGCTAAGTTAGTTCATTACACAATAGGCACACCTTGCTTTGCTGATTACGTTGACTGTGATTACGCAGATGAATGGTGGGATACATTTAACAGATTAAAACAACCAACCGATACGGAGTTGTACAATGGACGAAGAAAAAAAAGATAATCTTGATAAACAATCAAGTTTATCAAGTTGGGGCGGTAAACGAGAAGGTGCAGGAAGAACTAAAGGAGCACCTAATAAGATTTCTGCCACTGTAAAACAGAACGTTATAAACGTATTTGAAAGACTTGGTGGGGAAGATCACATGACCATGTGGGCAGCAGAGAATCCTAACCAGTTTTATAACATATACGCTAAACTCATGCCTACACAATCAGAGTTAGGCACAATAGATGGACAAGATTCACCGCTAAACGTAACATTAAAGTTTATTAAACCTGAAGATGTCGATAGAGATTAGTGCAGACTTTCCGGCTAAACTATCTTTTTTAGGTGAACCTCACCGATATAAGATTGCTTATGGTGGTCGAGGATCAGGTAAGTCATGGGGATTTGCTAGAGCATTGCTAGCATTAGCAGTTAGCAAACCATTACGCATATTATGTGCAAGGGAAGTACAAAGATCTATTAAACAATCAGTGCATCAGTTACTATCTGACCAAATCCAAGCTATGGAGTTTGGTGAATACTTTGAGATCATTGAAAACGAAATCAGATGTGTTAATGGAAGTAAGTTTAGCTTTACGGGTCTAGCAAATAACACAGTAGAAAGTATTAAATCATTTGAAGGTGTAGACATTGTATGGGTAGAAGAAGCTCAGACTGTTAGCAAGAAGTCATGGGATATTCTTATTCCTACAATTAGGAAGCCAGGATCAGAGATATGGGTTAGCTTTAACCCTGACTTAGATTCAGATGATACTTACAAACGATTTGTAGTTGATACACCAGATGATGCTGCAGTCGTTAAGATTAATTGGTCTGATAACCCATGGTTTCCAGATGTACTTAACAAAGAACGCTTACACAGTAAAGCTACCTCAGATGATTACGATAACATCTGGGAAGGTGAATGTAAGACTGCTGTTGATGGTGCGATCTATGCTAACGAAATAAGAGATGCACAAGAGAATAAACGTATTACAACTGTTCCTTATGATCCGGAGTTAAAAGCTCATATCGTTATGGATCTAGGTTGGAATGACAGTATGTCTATTATTGTGGTACAAAAAGGTGTGTCTGATTTAAGAATAGTTAAATACATAGAAGATGACCATAGAACACTAGATAGCTACTCTGCTCAATTAAAAGACTTACAATATAACTGGGGACAAATGTATTTGCCTCATGATGGTCAAACCAAAGACTTTAAACATGGTATCTCAGCAGAAGATATTATGAGAAAACATGGATGGGATGTTCGGATCGTTCCTAAGTTAGATGTAGAATCAGGCATCAAGTTAGCTAGAATGAACTTTCATCGTTGTTACTTTGATAAGTCAACAGAACGTTTAATAGAATGTTTAAAACATTATCGTAGAGCAATCAATGCGACTACGAATGAACCAGGAGCTCCACTTCATGATGAATACTCTCATGGTGCTGACGCTTTTAGATATTTAGCTGTATCTGCGGATAAGATGTCCAATGAAACATGGCAACATCAAGAGATACGCTACACTAATTTAGGAATTGTATAATGTTACTAGCCCAAGAATATGCACCAAACTTATCCGAATACAGGGATAGGTTTATGCGTACTCCGCTAGGATTATTGTTTCAAGGCAATGTATCAGGAGCAATGGATGAATTAGGAGCAGCTGCACAAGGTAGAGTTCAGGCAATGATGAATCCTGAAACAGCATTACA